GAAGGTGTTTTAAATGCATAACATTCTCCTTTAAAAGTTTTATATATTTATTATATTATATATACTTTTAGTTTTTCGATTAAGTAAAAAAAAATTAAAAGATAAAATATTGCTTGAATTTCTTCAAATCTTCTTTCGTGGTAATGTAATTTAGATCAAACGCTTGAATCTTTTCCAATATCTCAATCACATTCTTGTTGATTCCAGGATATTTTTCTTTTGAAGGCAAGTTGAAAAATCCACAGCGTTTCTTTTTCTGGGTTGACTTCAGGTTGACAATCTTTTCCGCTGTTGCTAATTGAACCCCATTGATAGAAGTGAACGGAGCATAGAGATTTCCTCTTTTATCACAATTCCATTTTATAGCATCAGATATACCTATTTTCGGAAGATTGATTTTTAAACCAAGTCGCTTTGCTTCCCTGATGTATTCAACATTTTTTGCTTTATCGCCATGGGTTAGGCAGGAAGTAAGAAATTCATTGGGATAATATGTTTTGACAAACATATCCCAATACGTAATCATGGAATATTCAACAGAATGGCTCAGATTAAATCCATAACCACCAAACTTTGACATCATGTCCCAAATCTTTTCAGACTTCTTTTCTGGAACTGTTTTCTGTTTTTTGCACCCTTGAAGAAATTCTTCTCTATATTTATCAAATTCGGCATGGCCAAGACTTTTCCCCATAACTTTCCTGATCTTGTTGCAGGTTGACATTGGAATTCCGGCCAATTGATTTACAACCTTCATTACCTGTTCTTGGTAGACAATTACCCCAAATGTTTCTTCTGTTATTTTGTCAAAAATAGGATGAATCTTTTCAACCTTTTCTTTTCCTCTTTTTCTTTTCGAATATGATTCTGTCATTCCTGATTGAAGAGGACCAGGACGCCAAAGGGCCGTTACTGCATAAAGCATTTGAAAACTTTCTACACCTAATTCTTGACAATAATTTGTTAATCCGAGAGAACCAATTTGAAATGCTCCTGTTGTGTTTCCTTCAGAGATTTCTTTGAAAACCTTTGGATCATCGAAGGTAATTGTTCTGTAGTCGATTTCTATATCATAATTTTGCTTTATCAATCTTTTACATTCATTTAAAATTGTAAGAGCAGATAATCCGAGAATATCCAATTTCATCAACCCGCAGTATTCAGCATTTCTCATATCCCAATTGGCTACTATTTGACCGGAACGAGAAACGAGATTGCAGTTGTGGCCATCTCTCAAATCTTTTTCGGAAATGCAAATACCGGCTGCATGTTGTCCACAACCACGGATTTGTCCTTCGATCGATTTACAAATTTCTATTACTTCAGGGTACTTTCTTCCAAAACTTCTGCATTCGTTTATTTTTTTAAATGATATTTCAATTTCTTTTCCATCCCCAACTTTTCCTTCGTCTATCATTGATTTTGCAGCATAGTCAACTTCCTGGAGCGGAATGTCAAAAACTCTGCTTACATCTCTCAGTACCCCCTTCCCTTTCATTGTCAGGAAATTAGAAAGGCCAGAAACATTAAATTCTCCGTATTTGTCGGATAGATATTTTCGAACATCTCCCCTTTTGATATCCTCAAAATCCATGTCGATGTCTGGTAAATCCGCCCTTTCATCTGACACAAAACGAAAGAACTCTGTACCGTAAACAAGAGGATCACAATCAGTAATAAAAAGAAGATAAGCAACAAGACTTCCTCCCACGCTGCCCCTTCCCGGACCTGTAAGTACATCGTTTTTATAACACCACTTTATCAAATCCCAAACAATGAGAAAGTATCGAACAAATCCTTTGGAAATTATCAGCTTCATTTCCATTTCAATCCGTTCTTTATATGGTTTCAATTCATCAAAGGAAAGATGTGGTAATCGTCGTCTTATTCCTCTGGCTATTTGATTTTCAAGTAGAATTAATTCATCATCTTTTGAAGGAAAGTTTTTAATGCTCGGAAGAAAAACATCTTGCTTCTCAATTCTAAAGTTTTCACATAATTTAGCGACTGTTATGGATCTTCGAATTGATCTTTTAATTTCGCTCTCAGAGAGACAATCTTGTTCGATAAATGCATCATACATCTGATCTTCGGAACGAAGGAACAGACCGTCACAATTGAATTTCCACCTGTCTGGGTCTTTCCATTTTTTCTTCGATTGAATTGCCAGTAGAACTTCCTGGTGTTTTGTCGATTCTTCTGTTGGGTAATGACAGTCATTTGTTGCTACTGTTTGAATTCCAAGTTTTTTTGAAAGAGAAAGGGCAAGTTTGTTTGTTTCTATCTGTTCAGGAATTTTGTGGGGCATTACCTCAAGATATACATGATCTTTTCCAAGGGCTTGAACGTAGTCTTTAAGCATTCCTAAATGCAAAGAATGATGAATAAACGACATTGAACAGGCTGAAAGAATTACAAGTCCTTCAATATGGCTCATCAAGGTTTTATGGTCTATTCTTGGACGATGATAAAACCCTTCTATATTAGCAATTGTCAAGAGTTGCAGGAGGTTCTTCCAGCCTATTTGATTCTCTACAAGTAGAGTAATATGATACCGTTTTTCCCCTTTTGTTTTAATTTTCAGATCAGGAAGGACTAAATACATCTCAGCCCCGATAATTGGGATAATCCCAATTTCAAGACATTGCTTCTGATGTTCAATCGCTCCATCGATATTTCCGTGATTGCTTATTGCGATATACTCTTGACCAAGTTCTTTTGCAAGAGCAGCATATTGTTTTGATGTTCCTACCCCGTCAAGAACGGAATACTCGTTGTGGAGGTGGAGATGGCAGAAACTCATAGTTTTATTCCTAATCCTCTTTTTTTCAAACCCAAAACAGAAGGAACAAATAATTTTTCAATAGATTTAATTCCACCTGTATCTTTATCTAAACTTGATGAAACATTTTCTTTTTTCATAAATGTTTCAAAATCTTTTGGCGCTTCATATTCAGAAATAAATATCAATTGTCCTTGTTTTGCTATCCATAAACACCAATCCCAAAATTCATCATGACAAAAATTATTTTCATAATTTTGTGTATTTTTATATGGTGGGTCGCAATAAATTAAACTATTATGTTGAATTTTTATTTGCTTGTAATCTTTGCAATAAAATTCAACATTTTGTATTTTTTTACTTTGAATTATTGCGTTATTTTTTGCTTCTTTTACATAATCTCTCCCATTCCCGCGTGCCCATCCACCTAACCATTTACCAGAAAATGAATAAGCAAAACCCGCAAAAGGTTTCAACCAAGAGTCATTGTTTTTTTTAAGGTTGTTATAATCATTTTCAGTAAACTCCTTATTATTGTTTGGAAGTAAATCAACTTTATCTCTGATAATGACAAGTGCATTTATTACATTTTGATTTATATCATATCCTATTCTTTTTCCAGTTACTTTATCTATCATATTTCCGCCACCAACAAATGGTTCAATCCATATTTTATTTTTTCGATAAATATGGATTGATTTTAAAATATGATATGCGTGTTTACTTTTACTTCCAACATATCTCATTTTTCAATCTCTTGAATAGTTGCAACAACATGCTGATAGTTGTCGGTCAGAAATTCAATTGCCTCTTCTGAAATCACCGCTTTTTGATATGAATAGAGAATCTGCTGTAGATATACTGGGTTGATTGAAAAGGCGAATTTCTCCCCTTTGTAGTCTTTGATTCTCGTTGATTCTTCATACCAGTCAGTATCGACTTCCGATCTGATTTTCAAAATTCCTTTTTCGTCAATAGAAATGTCAATCAGCCTGTCTTGTTCCAAAGTTTCCTCAGAGAAAATACTTGCCTTCTCCAATATCTCTTTCGAAAGAGAAGGGAATTCAAACTCAATTCCTTTGATGTTGAAGTGTTCTTTCAGTTCGGGGTATTCTCCATCGAAAGTCCTGCAACTGAAGATCCCGTTGTTTCTAATATCAAAATGAACCCAGTTGTCAACGATTGCATATCTGGTTACTGAGTCATATTTGACAAGTGCTTTTCCAGGAATATAAGGAAGTAGAAAACTTTTTTTGAAAGGGGTTTTGAGAATCCATCTTGTTGCTCTTTCAGAGTCGCAACTTTCCAGAAAGGTTTCTTTTGCGTGAACAGCAGTGAGGATCGGCATTGAAGAGTCCCGACTACAGGAAAACAAAACGTCTTTTAGGGCTTTCAGAAAGTTCTCGGGAAGCTCGTTCCAATCTCTTCTTTTCGGATACGACATCTCATCAAGTGGCATGTGGATTTCTGCCTCGAAGTGTATTCCAGCCCTTGAGCGTCCGCACTTGATCAGCACTTCTTCTTCTGTTGCTTCAATGTCAATTTCGTCTTTTTTGAATTTGTTGATCAACGAAATAAATTTGGGGGCGGGCATAGCCCCTGTAAAAAGATTGTCAGAAATAAACGGAACTTTGACGGAAATTTCATCATTGTAGGTATAGGCAAATCCGTCTTTGAAAACAAAATGGTTTGACTGAGAAGAAGTTTCTTTTATTCCTGACAAACCAGGGGTAAGCAGTTCGATTATCTTTTTGAGTCCATTCAGATTTACTTTCATTTTGATCTCCGATTAAATTTTAGATAATATTTGTTGATAAATTCTATGAGATATTTGAGCCATCATTACCGGCGGTACAGAATTCCCAATAATATAATACTCTTTATTTTCAAATTGATAATCTTGTGGAAATGATGATGCGTTAATCCATTCTTGCTTATTCAATGTTCTACAAATAGTTGGGTGCCAATGATCATCTTTACAAGTGCATAAAGTTTGAATAACATTATTATTATTATATCTTCTTTTACTAAACCAACTTTTATTTTTTATAATAGAAGCAAAAGTATTGCCGGGAGAGCATAAATTCCAATAAATTGATCCTAGATTTTTTTTATTTTTTTCTTTTTTATCATTATTATCTAATATTTCTTTACATTTAATAATTTTTTCATTAAAGTTTAAATTGAGAATTGGTTTGTTTTTTAATAATCCTGATTTTTTAATATTTATATCTTTTCTAACACAAATAAAAAATATTCTTTGTCTTTTTTGCGGAACTCCCATTACTGAAGAATCCAATACTTTCCAGAAAAAATTATATCCAGCGTCTTGAATTGCCGTCCCAATTAACGACATATATTTTTTTGCATTCCCTTTATTTAACCCTAATACATTTTCAATTACTGAAACTTTAGGTTGTAACTTTTTTATCAATTGAATAAAAATACCAAAAAGATCATCAAGAGTTTGTTTGATTCTCCCCTCTGCATAATTCCTTTCTATTCCCCAGCCTTTTTCGCGAATCCCGGCCATTGAAAAAGGAGTACATGGAGGTGAGCCATCTAATATATCTAATTCAAATAATTCATCTGGTATATCTGAACGATTTAAAAAATTACGAATATCCTCCTGGTACATATATTTCGGATTATGATTTTTTATATAGATAGAAGCAATTTTTGAATCGACTTCTAAACCACCTAATACATTATATCCAGCGAGTTTATAGCCCATTGAACTACCACCACCGCAACAGAAGCATGAAAATACCCGGCTATTATGTTTTTTTATTCCAATAGCCGGGTATCCATCTTCTATTCGCCAATTCCACGGGAATTTATGAATAGAATTAGTCATAATTATTTTGTTGGGATCAATCCATTCTTTTTGACATTATACCGATACCAGACAACATTTTGGAGATTTGTTTCACCATTTGGAAATTCCTTTTTCGCAGCTTCAAGAATTTCCTCATCCAACATCATCCACGACTTTTTCGATTCAGTCATCAATCCTCGAATAAAATTGCCAACTCCATGGGCCCGCTTTGATTCTTTCTTTTCTCTTTTCTCCCCGGACTTCTTCTTTGCAGGCGCGGTTCCATCAGAGATTGCGGTCAGCTTCGTGGTGACGTATTCCCGCAGCTTTTTGATGTCCTTCAGAAAAGGCGGCGGACAGACAATGCCGTTGTTTTTGGCAACAGCCCGAAGATCTTCGAGAGTTTTTGCTTTTTTGAGGCCAAGAAGGCACTTGTGGGCATTGTCCTTTGCTTCGGTGTTGTCTTCTTCCTCAGTTTCCGGATCAGGATCCGCTTTTTTTGCAGGTTTTTTGCCTGATTTCTTTTTCTCGGGAACAGGAGGAGCTTCATCAGCTTCATCAGCTTCATCAGCTTCATCAGCTTCATCAGCACTGATCTGAGCAACGTTTTTGAGTCCCATCAGTTTGAGGGTAGCAGCAGTTTCAGGCGAAATAGTATCGTCAGCCGTCAAATCCTCTGCTGCTTCCGTGATTTCATCCGTGAGTTCATCAGTAGTCAGTTCAACGTCGATGCCTTTTCCTTCGTCGAACATAAAACTGTTGAAATCCTCAACTACTGCAACGAGGGCTTCCAGAGTCGGTTTTACTGCTTTTTTGGTTTCTGCGGGTTTCTTTGCCATGGTTTTCTCCTTGAAAAAAAATAGATTGTATGTGAGAAGGATTTTGGTTTCTTCTCTGTATACAACTATTATAAGCATTCTCCATCAAATCGTAAAGAAATTTCTTTGGTAATGCAAAAATAATTAGTAAGAATGAGTCAGCGGCCTGCCCTGAGCTAGGCTTTGAAGGATGGTAACATATTGATTTTCGTTACATTCGTCCTCGCGAACTGCTAATTTACCCAGTCTCATTACCCCCCTCTTTTTTTCGTCCGAGAGTTGGTTCATTGTGATCATTCCAGTTACATGACTGAATTTCCGTTTGTCCTCTGAGAAGTTTTTCATGGTGATCCATTTCGAGTAGTAGCTAGCAGCATCAGATTGAGATGCAGAAATTACTAAACAGTGTCGCTGTTGACTCAATCCCCTTACTCCTGCCCAAATACTGTTTTGTTGGTGCCTGAACTGTTCTCCTTTTTCCGGAACAAGCAAATCCATATAATCAATAATCAGCACATCAGGAACAAATCCGCTTTCTAATTCCCAGATGTCGAGTTTCTTTTTTATTTCAGAAATTGTCAACGATTCGTTCGGGTATGCTTCAATCAACAATTTCGCCTTTTTTCCCCAGCGCCTTTGATAGATTTCTCCCTGCTTTACCGCTTCTGTCCATTCCAAAACTTTTACTGGATCTCTAATCTTGAACCATGCTGCTGGTTGGTATCTTTCAAATTTCTTTTCGTCTCGGAAACAATTCATACAAATATTATAATCTTCATCTTCATCCCAAGAAATATATTCTTTTGATGAAG